GTTTTCTTATCAATTGCATTTCCAGAATCGGTAAATGTTACAGTTGCTTTTATAGTATCTTGCAGGATACTCTCATAATACATTAAACGAATAGTTCCGCCAGTAATGCTTACAGTCTTGCTCTGATCTTTATTTGATACAATATCCAGTCTTTCAATAAAAGACGGTTCTGCACTTTTTGAGATTATCTGGTTTGCCATTTGATATTACCTCTTATTTCTATTTAACCACCCATTTCCAGAGCATCAAATGGATCATAAGAATCTCCTTCACCACCACTCATCATCATAACACCTCCACCAGACATTTCGGAATCATAATCACTTTCCCCTCCAGATGATGGCATGATAATTGTTTGTGGTGAGAGTGCATCATAAGGAGCATATTGTTGAATTGCTTTCATTACTCCTCTATGATCTTTTGCTTGGTTGATAGCAAGCAACATATCTCTTGCTGGACCAGAACTATCAGCATCAACAACTATTTCGCTTCCTTTCTCCCCCAACATTGCAAGGTGGGGGCCCGCAAGAGTCTCTCCACCTTTTGCATATGCTTTTGCGATTGCTGGATTAGAAGAACCACCAAGAAATTGTTTTAGGGTAGCTCTAACTTTTGCCGATCCATTATATTCTGTTTGTCCGATTGCACCAGATCCTTTCCATTGTGATCCTGGAATATCAAATGCTCTTCCAGAATAATGAAGAGACCCAGGACTATGCCCACCACTAACATTAAGTTCAGTAACTGTAAATCCTTTGGATTTGAAAAAATTAAATGCTCTTTGAGCTGTTTCTTTATCCTTAAATGCCAAGTGATCGTGATAGTTACCCGGCGTTCCATGGCCTGCTCTATCAAACCTTCCAAAAGGAGTATTGGGATCACCAGTTATGTATTGCGACAAAGTTCCACCAACTCCACCTTTATCCATTCCACCAATATCCATACTACCAGGAATATTGTATCCTTTTTGAGTTCTATATTTCTGCAGTCCAGCAAGATATTGTCTATGTATTTTGGGTCCTTTATCATTTTGAATATATTCTGCAGGTCTTTCCCATTTTCTCATCCAAACATCAGCTGCTTCCTGTGGTGAAGAAAAACTTTGCTTTAAGTATTGTGGAGCATAATCTTCTTTTAATGCATAATCAATTTGACCTTTCCAATTTGTTGCATAGTTAGGAACTGCTTTTAAGAATGCAGACTTTCTTCCTCCACTTGAATATTGAAATAATCCAACTCCAGGTCCACCACTTTCTGCAGCTCCAGGTCTAAATCCACTTTCTCTGGATATATTTGCCATAATACCAAGAGCATGATTATCATCCAGTCCTTTTGAAAGAAGATACTTGTATATGTCTCCTTGAATTCCTTCTGGAGAATATTCTCCCCCAATTCCACCAGGTCCCCCGGTGCCTGGGTCAGGTGCAGGTGGTTCTCCTTTTTTTAATCTCAAATTATCTTGTATATTTCTTAAAGTCTCTTGCGTATTACTTTCTGTTGATTCTCTAAATGCTTTTGCAACCCAATTTGTAATATCACTACCTTGACTTATTGCATCTAATGCTTTCGGATCAACAAGTCCACCTTCAGCATATGCAGCAGCAAGACCACCCTTTAATTGACCTTCGTTCAATCCCTTTGAAACTAAAAGATTAATTCCAAGACCAACGTTCTCATAGTCTTTTTGATTTGGTTTTTGTCCCAAAAGAATTTTGGAAGTAATTGCAAGAATTGGTCCAAAGTAGTCACTCTTTCCAAGTTCTTTTCCAGTGTTTTCAATCACCTTAAATGGATTCATCATGTCAATAGCATTTTGAGCCTCTTTAAGTGGATTGGGAAATAATCCAAATATTTTATCTTCACCACCAACATCAGCACCTGGTTGCATTTGAATTTGTCCAGGTTTTCTTGGTGCAAGTTTTCTTTTATATTTTTCTTTTTTTGTATTTAAAGTTCTTCTTTTTGTCCCTTTTGCTGTGCCGCCACCAGCAACCTTATTTGTTTTGCCCTTTTGGGTTGGTGGTTTTCCACTAAAGAACATATCATACAAAGCACCTCCAATAGCATCTCCTGCAAATCCACCAACCAATCCTCCAATAAAATTGCCAGCAACAGGAACAACAGTGCCAGCAGCGGCACCAACAACACCAAGAAGTCCTGCACCAATTGCTCTAAATGCCGCCCGACCAGGATTCTCTCCAAGTGCAACGGATAATCCAAAATCAACTAATGCTCCAACAATAGGAAGAGGAATTCTTTTTAAGAAAGGTCGTACTTGTGAAAGAAGTAATCTGTTTGATCCTCCTCCGCCAGTAACTCTTGCACCAGATCCAGGAAGTCTAAATTGCTTTGATCCTCCAGTAGTTACTGCCGATCTTTGTCTAAGAGGATTTCTTATACCAGGTCCATTTAATCCTTTTCCTCCACTTGTCGTTACTCTTGGTCTTCCTCCCTGTCCTGGTCTGGATCTTGATGCTGCAGCACCACCCCCACGACCACCAAATCCACCAGAACCAGCAACAGCTAGTCCTGCAATAATTGCAAGATTTAAAAATTTATTTAAAACACTTGATAGTTCATCAAATTGTTTTACACCACCTTCTCCAAATAGATTCTTCATGAATCCTCTGGTGGCATCATATGCTTTGTATCCCCAATCAATAAATGTTACCAATCCATCTAAAAGTTTTCCTCCAATATCCAAAAGAAAATCAGATGCTTTTCCAATAAAAGAAATTACTCCCTTCAATTTTGGTAGTTGATCTACAAGTCTTACTGCAAAATATCCAAGAATAATATTACCAATAAAGTTTTTAATCCAATCCAAAAATCCCATTCTTGGGAATTTTGGCATTTTTATTTTTCCTTTTTCTGCCTTTGGTTTTGTTTCTAATTTTGTCTCTAATTCAGAAAATCTTTTCTTTTCGCCTTCTTTTCTTTTAATATCAAGTGCTTTCTTTTGAGATGCTACTGTTCCTTTTAATAGTTTATCAATCTCAATAACTTTTACTTTTATAATTCCAATATTCTGTTGTGATTTTTCAGAAATAACCGCAACAGATCCTTTGGAAATCTTAGCAACTTTTGCAAGTGCTCCTCCTTTTGATGATGGTAAAAACTTTTGAGTATTGATTGCCATCTTATCTCATCAATCCAAGAGTTTGTTGTTTTGATCTCATGCCAGGAGCACCTGCAGTAAAGTTTGGAACTTTAGATTTAGGAGCACCACCCGTTTTACCTTTTGAACGTGATGGAACTGGAGGACCATAAACAACTTTTGCTTGTGGTTTTGCGGGAGGTTTAATTGGTTTTGCAACTGGTTTTGATTTTGCTATCTTTGCACTATTTGGGTTTCCAGACATCCCAAACATAGCACCAATTGGATTTTTACTTCCAAGTAACCCCATCGCTTCCGAAGTGGTTCTTTTTCCACCAAGAACCATATCAACATCACCTTTACCTTTAAAAGGATTTAATAAGTGTGCAGCTTGGAGTCTTTGTTGAATTGTTTTTCCTTTTCCAAAAACACCTTCCTTGATAAGTTCGCCGGTATTCATGTCTCGCATTTTACCAGTTTTACTATCTTTCTTTTTGAGCATATCAAAATCATACTTATCCTCTATTCTATATCCACCACCTTCCTTTTTGCTTCTTCCAGTAGCCCAAAACTGACCAAGAATATTTTTAGCATTCTTTGCCGATTCTGATAACTTACCCTTTTCATCATTATAGTCAGTGTATTGAACTCTTATTCCTCCTGCTTTTAATTTTTTCAAGAAACTTCTTTGAGTTGCTAAAGCCTCTTTACCTTTAGCAGTTTTTGATGCTCCAGAAGCTTCAAGTTCTTTTATTTTTGCTTCTGCTTTAGAAATCTCAGAACCTGTTCTTTTTTTTGCTCTTCCAATTGCTTTTTGAAGTTCTGCTTGAGATTCTTTTGAAATATCTTGCTCACTTATTGGACCACCAAGTTCACCCATCATTTGTTTTGCATAGATTGACCCAGCATCCCTATAAGTAGCACTACCAAGATTTCCAAAAAATCCCTTTTCTTTAGAAGAACCTTTTGGTTTTTTACCCCCACTAATTTTATTTTGAACTGCATTCATTATTCTATTAAAATTATTTGCAGAACCAGAATTTGATTTGGACGATGAAACATTAGGAGTTTTTATTCCTGCAATTCTGGAAATAGCGCCCATCGGATCTGTTAATAAAGATCCTGAGGAGTAATTTCCAGATGTTGTTGGAGAAGTTCTTGCATTAGAGGAAGAAGGTCCCCAAGTTGCTTGTTTGCCAGTATCCGCGCCAAATTTGTATTTTATAAATTTTTGAATAGACCCTACTGGATCTCTTACCAAACCAATCTGTCCACCACCAGCAGCGTGAGGAACACCATTAATTATTTTTGGTCGGTTTGTTCCTCCACCAGCAGCATTCATTGACTCTAAAGCATCAACACCATACTTTGCAACTGCGCCACGAGACATTACAAATTCACCGTCACTCAGCATTGCTGGAACTTTATCTACACCCTTTTCACCACTTACAAATCCATTAAATCCACCACCACTAAATCCATAACCTTTTGTTTTTCCTGTTTGAAGTAATGATATTTGCTCGTCAATCTCAGAACCTTTTCCTTGAAGTTTTTCAAAAACATTAAGATTTGCTTTTTGGGTTTGAAGTTGTTGTATTTTATCTTTAGTAGATCCTGGTGCTTTGGTAGTTTTTCTTTCTTGTTCGTTTACAGTTCCTGGGAACATTGCAGGTACAGTAGCTCCTGCGGTAAATAAAGCAGCACCTACACCCAAAGGACTTTTAATTAATCTTAAAAGTTGAGGTATTGCAACTTTTCCTATTTGGAAGATGAATCTTCCAAGCATTCCAACTGTTCCACGAACAAACTTGCCAAAAGTAGTTCCAAATAAAACATACGCTCCCAATAAAGCAGGCCACCAATCGCCAACAAATCTTATAATAGATTTTACCTTACTTGCATTTTTAGGATCTGCTAACCAATCAATCAGTTTAATTACTACTCTACCAAGTAAAACATTAACAAGAAAATTTATTATCTTATCAAGAATAGATTTGACAGGTGCAATTATTTTTTCTGCAATCTTCTTTAATCCTTCAAATCTTTTTTCTAACTTATTTTCGGCGGCCGCTCCTTTTTCTTTTTCTCTGCGTCTTCTATCAGTTTCTAAGGAACCGAAAAGTAAATTTTGCTGTTGTTTTATTATTTCGTGAATAGAAACAACCGCAGCAGTAATTGCAGAAATATTATCATCTAAACTTTTTGCTACTGGAGAAGTTCCAATCGCAGCAGGAAGTGCTTTTATTGATTTGCTGCCGGCAATCAATCCTTTTGTTTTTCCAATATTAAAGGAAGATGAATTTATTTTTTTACCTTTTTTGACTTCAAATCTACCTTTATTTTTCTTTCCCTTTACTCTCTTATATTCATTCGTTAATGCTTCAATCTCGTCTGTTGGGATTGTGGTTTTGGGCATTCTACCCTTTACCATCGCCTCTTTCAAAAGAGTTAAGTAAGTATCATAATCCAAGTCAAAGACATCTTCAAGACCAAGAAGTCTTAGAATTCTTTCATCTATAGATTCTTTGACATTAGAAGTGTCCATTACTCATTTGTTGTTGTTTTGCTTGCTCTTCTTCAAGATGCTGTTGTAACAATGTAACATAGACATCCCTTTCCCAAGGAATCATATTTTCAATCTCTGTTAATGAATATTTATGATATTGCATCAACGAAAAATTAAGACGAAAATAATTCTCAAGATCCATATGGATCAGGGCTATGCGAAAAAAGATGCTAACCCTTCTAATACTACATCACTTTCAATTTCAGTGACTGGATTTTTAACTTTAATTGTATGAGAAAGTCTTGGCATCGTCTCAAAGAATTTTTCAATTTCCTTAAATTGTGATGAATTCATTGATTCTAAAAAGTCAGTCAATTCTTTCTTGGTTACATCTGATGTAGACCAAACTTCATCTTCAGTATAAATTTTATCAATACAAGATCCAATCAATTCAAATGATTGGTCCATAGCATTTTTATCATTAAAATCAAAATTACTTTTGATAAATTGATCTAATGATGGATACTTCATTTCCATCATAATTGCAGAATCTACTTTAATTTTATTTGTATGATTCTCATTCTTTTGAACTTGAATGTCATCAAGATTAATTTTTACTGGAACTTGGGTTTCTCCGTCATCAGGACAAATAATATTAACTTCAAGTTCTTCTCCAACAGATTTACCACGAATATTAAGGAACAAATATTCAATATCAAATGTTGGAAGTGATTCTACTTTAATATTCTTTGTAAGAATACAATTTTTAATTACTGTCTTAATTGCGGTTGTAATTTGCTTTGTATCTTCACTTTCTAAAGCAATTACAAGCAGTTTTTCCTCTTTAACTAAAAATGGTCTGTATTGAATTGTTTCTCCTGTTGATGGCAATTCAAGTTCATATGATGGAGTAGCAATCTTTGGTAAAGGCATAATGTCCTATAAAGTTCAGTATGACTATTTATGGGGTATGGACAGATGGCAAAGTGGCCACCACGCTACCAAAAAAGAGAAAAAAGCATTATAATATATTCAGTTCAAAAAAACCAATGAAGGCACTTCTTAACTTTTATCTTGCTTCTGCACTGTCAGTCACTACTGTAGCAACTGGAGCATGTTTTGTTTGGTATGTTCAAGAATATGGTGCTGCATACAAATATCACAAAGTAGCGCCAGAAGTTTCGCAAATTCACCGCAATAACTCTCTTTGGTTGGGTTTGTGGGGAGGAATTTATGGATTGACTGGTGTTGTAAGTGCTATTGGTCTTTCTCAAGGTATCAAAAAGGAACAATGAAAACATTCTTTATTTTATTACTTATCAGTCCATTTTTTATTATTGGAGGTAGTATTGTCTATCATACAATTGATAATTTGAAAATTGAATTTCCAACTCCAAATTGAGGGTCTTAATGACCCTCTTTTTTTATGCGATTATCTAAAAGAATTTATTGTAATTTCTTCTTGATTTCCAAATTGTGATTGATATGCTCTTTCAAGAGCAGGATCAGCATATCCACCAGTTGCTCCACCAAGTGCTGCTTGCGCTCCTGCTTCAACTTTTGGATCACCAAATCCATTTCCTTGTAATGGATTATTTGCTCTGTTATAAGCAGCTTCTAATGCAGGATCACCAAATCCACTTGGAGATCTTGAAGATGATTGATCATTTGATTGTGTTACATCTTCTGCACTTCCTTGATTCAAAATATATCTAATATAAGTCATAGTTACAGTGCATTTGAGTAAAGATGATGCATCATAAGAAACTGGTATTGAAGTTACTGCAGTTGGAAATGATTTTATAAATTCATACTCTAAAGTCTGTCCTCTATAATCTCTTTCAAATTTGATAACTTTTAATCCAGATGCAACGTACTCTTCAACATATCTTGCTCTATAAAAATAATGTGGATCTTTTGATCCTGAATTTTTATCGTCCTGTTTTCCAATACTTTCATCTACAATAAATTTAATCCAGGTTTCAAAAAATCTAATTGGCAAATAATTTTCTGCATCAACATAAAAAGTAAAATCAATTCCTTCATCATAAACTCTTCTATATGCATGTCTTTCTGTTACGCCAGTAAAATCATTATTAATTTCAAGAGTTGCTAACCTTGATCCAGGGAGAGTTGCTTCGGAACATAATAAATTCAATTGTTCCTGCTTATAATTTACTCCATTATATTTAAGAAATTCTGCAAACTTTCCATTGCTTGGTGCTGCAATTTGAACTTCAAAATGAGAAGTCAGAGCGGGGCGAAGTAGATTTGCTTTAATGACTGCTACTGTCCTTTTAGTAGGCATTTATAAATACTTTTTGATCCTCATATTATGTAGTAGAGATAATGGCAGAAAGTTATAAGAGCAAATACAAACCCAATTATCCAAACAAATATAAAGGTGATCCAAACAATATTATTTGCAGAAGTAGTTGGGAAAGGCGTTTCTGTTCTTGGTGCGATCTCAATGAAAATATAATTTCCTGGGGCAGCGAAGAATTTTTTATCCCTTATCTCTCTCCTGTTGATAATCGCGTTCATAGATACTTTCCTGATTTTATCATCAAAGTCAAAGAAAGCACCGGACAGATTAAGACCTATGTGATTGAGGTCAAACCAAAAAGACAAACTCAACCACCAAAGCCAAAATCAAGAATGACAAAAGGATTTCTATACGAAGCAAAAACTTATGCAGTTAATCAGGCAAAGTGGAAGGCAGCCGTAGAATTTTGTAAAGATAGAATGTTAGAATTTAAAATTATAACCGAAGACGAATTAGGTATCAAATAATGGCAGAAGGTTTTGGTCAATATAAAGATAGATCTTCAACTGCAAGAATAAAAGAACTTAAAAGAAGAGTTGCTGCATCAGGCACAAGAGATCCTGAAGATCTAATGCTGATTATTATTGATGTCTTTAAGGAAGAAGTATTATATCCAGAACCAGGAAAGTTCTATACATTCATCTATAATCCAAAAACTCCTGATATTGATTATGACCAACACCCACTGATTGCTTGCACTGATCTTCAAAAGTGGGGATTCAAGGGAATGAATTTTCATTGGAGAAAATATAGAAACTACACCTGGGAAGAGGTTGCGGGCAAATTACATGTCGTTCATCCAAATGAACTTGATGAACTAATTGCATTAAGTTATGGAAAATTCCGTCTAAATAAATAAAAAACCATATCTATAATGGCAGATAGACCAACCGTTAATGGGTGGAATAATATAAATTCAAATAAACCAGAAGAATATTCTTCGGAGTTTACTGTGGATGGTAATAGATATGCAAATGTAACAAATGTAACGACAGGACAGAGACAATTATACTTTATACAACCACTAACTAATGCCAGAGGATTACTTACAACAACAGATGTTGATGGAAAAGTAACAAAAGGTGGCAATTATGATAACTTTACCAAATTCCAAGGACTATCCAAATTACAAAACGCAGAAAAAGCAAATAAGCAACAATCAAGTAAACTTTTATCAACTCCAGGAATATCAACTAAGGACGAACTTGCAAAAATAAAGGACTCAAAGGAATTTAAAAGTTCTTTAGCAAATGTTGGAACTACAGGTAATATAGATGATATACAATCTTCAACATCAAAAGATCTTGGAAACCAAAAAGACGGAACAAGAGATAAATTTCCCATATTACAATATCCAGAAAAACTACAAATAGACAAACAAGATGTAATTAAATTTAATATGGTAAAATATTCGCCCAAAAATTTTGCAAGTTCAGAAAGCACTGGTTTTGGATTTTCTTCAAGAATTCAAGCGGGGTCCAAAGATGAAGCAGGAAATATCAGAACTATAATAGGAACTGTTACTCTTCCAATTCCTGGAGGAATAAGTGATGCAAATGCAGTGGAATGGGGTTCTCAATCAATGAATGCTTTGCAGATTGAAGCAGCAAAAATAGCATTGGAAACAATCAACGGTGGCGGAAAAGAAGGTGCGGATGCTGCCACTAAAGGATTGGAGAATTTCAAAAAGAATATTGGAGACGCAAGATTGGGGTTGTCAAATTATTTCGCAGAATCAGCCGTAGGAAATACTGGTCAACTTCTTGCAAGAACACAAGGAGCAGTAACAAACCCAAATATGGAATTGTTATTTAATGGTCCTCAATTGAGACCATTCAATTTTACATTTAAATTAAGTCCAAGAAGTAAAAAAGAATCTGAAAGTATTCGTAGTATTATTAGATTTTTTAAGCAAGGAATGTCGCCAATCAGGA